GCTGCGGCGCATCACCCTGGACCGTCTTTTTGACCGGCTGGCCAGCGGGAAGCGCCGCAGCGCACTGCTGGCCCTCGCCGTCCCGGCCGTGGTCGGGGGCCTGGTCGTCACGGTGCACTCCGGCGACACGCTCTCGGGCATAGCTGCCCGCGAATGCGGCGGCCATGCGAACGACTGGACCGGCATCTACGCCGCGAACCGCGCGGTGATCGGCTCCAACCCGAACCTGATCGAGCCCGGCCAGCAGCTCAAGATCAAGTGCGACGACCCGCCGCAGCTCCTGGGCCTGGGCAGCACCAGCTCCCAGCCTGCGGGATCCGCCCGCGTGCAGGCTCCCTCCGGCCCGGCCAGCGTCTCCACGGCAGGCATGGGATCGTTCCAGGCGTGCGTGATCAGCCGCGAGTCGGGCGGCAACAGCCAGGTCATGAACAGCAGCGGGCACTACGGCCTGTACCAGTTCGCGGCCGGCACCTGGGCCGCGTACGGGGGCAACCCGGCCGACTTCGGCAATGCCAGCGCGGCGGAGCAGACGCAGGTGTTCGACAACGCCATCGCGGCCGGCGGGCAGTCCAACTGGTCTCCCTATGATGGCTGCTGACCGCTACCGGAGCGCCTGCCGCCGGGCAGTCGTGCTGGCATTCTCCGCCGCGATCTTCCTGATCGCCGGCCTGGCCAGCAGCACCCTGTCCACGGGTCCGTCACGCCTGGCCGCCGCAGCCGCCGTGCTGCCGGTGAAGGTGCCCGCACGCTCGTCGCAACTCGTCGCAGCGCCCGTTATTCCTGCTGGTTACGGGGAGCCGCACCCGCGCCCCGCTGTCGTCGGCACGCACACGGCGCACCAGCATCACCTGGCCGTCGTCGCGGCGGCCAGCACTCCGGCTCCGGTGCCGCCGCCCGAGGCATCCCCAGTTGCCTCGTCCCCCCCGGCGGCGGCACCGGTCCAGTCATCCGCCCCGGCCCCGGAGCCCACTACTGCAAGCACTGCCACGGCCAGCCCGCAAGCAGGGCCTGGCGGCGGGGCCGGGGCGGAGCTGCTGAACAAGGCCATGAGCATGCAGGGCGTGCCGTACGTCTACGGCGGCGACACCCCTGGCGGGTTCGACTGCTCGGGCCTGGTCTACTGGGCGGCGCAGCAGCTCGGCATCTCCGCCATGCCGCGCGACACGTTCGAGATGCTCGCCCAGGGCACCAGCTCCGGGCTGCTTGTCCAGGTCGCTGCCCCGGAGTACGGCGACCTGGCTTTCTTCGGCTCGGGCCACGTGGAGTTCTACGTGAAGCCGGGCGAGACGTTCGGCGCGCAGTCGCCGGGCACTGCTGTAGGGTTTCACCCGTACGGGAGCGGTTACGCGCCGTCCGCGTTCTACCGCGTTACATAGGGAGATGATCATGCACCACCTGTCAGCGACCGGCTGGGCTTTCATCGCCGTCGCCGGGTTCATCGGCCTCGCCGCCCTGGCCACCTGGATCTGGGCCGAGATCGACCGGGCTCGCGACCGCGCCGCGCGCCGCGAGTGGGACGCCACCGTGGCCGCCATGACGCCGGTCCAGTACGACGGCATGACCTGGGATCCGCCAGAGCCCGGCTGGGAGTTCGAGACCACCCCGCATCAGCCTGGCCCGGACAGTTACGGCGAGCCGCTGCTATTCGCCCCCCTGGCGACATACGTGCTGCCGCCGGACTGGCCAGCCGCAGGCGAGGCCACGCAACATTTCTTCGGCACAGATCTTGTGCGCTACGATCCTGAGGCGGACGCGGCGGAGTACATCCGCAAGATGAACGCGGACACTGACGCATTCAGGGCGCTCCTGGCGGCCGACGAGAGACCGGCCCTCACGAGGGCGTGAAGCAGTACCGAGGAAGGATGATCATGATTCGCAGATTCGGGCTGGCCCTGGCCAGCCTCGGCCTGGCGGCGGGCGGCTTCATCGCCGTCGCCGGCGCGGCCGGCGCAGCGCCGCTGACCACGGTCACCGGCACCACGTACATCGCCAATCACCCGGACGGCGGCCACGGCACGCCCGGCACCTGGGCTTACGACGACTTCCACCGGACGCTCACCGTCACGGCGAACGCCGACCAGACCGGGTGCACGCACGGGGACACCTGCTACACGGCGACGATCGCGGACAACGGCAAGTTCAACGCCATCGTCGGCAACGGCTCACCGAACGGGACGGGCGCGGTCATCAAGCACGCCGTGCAGGGCAGCATGGTGGGCAGCTACGCGCTGACTGTTGTCGCCCCGGCCAGTGACACGCTGAACGCGGCGGGGATCCCCGGCTACCGCAACGACCACTTCGGCAGCCCGGTCACCAGCACGACCAACTGGCCGACCCTGGCGTTCACTGCTCCGGGCGACGCCGTGGTGAGTGGCGGCGCGTACAACTGGACGTACACCGACGCCTGCGAGAAGTGGGTGGACTCCAGCGCCAACGGCGACGGCGCGGGCGCGGCTGACGGCAACATCACCGGCAGGACGTTCTGCGTCGTCTCGACCGGTGCCGCGATGCAGGTCAAGAACCGCGCGACCGGCAAGTGCCTGAACGAGAGCCAGTACAACGGGCTGCTGTCCACCTTCACGTGCCTGCCGGGGACCTACGTCTCGCTGAAGTGGAAGGTCGTGACCTTCTCCGACGGCACCACCGGTCTCCAGAGCGTGCAGACCGGCAAGTACATCAAGGACAACGGCCAGGGCAGCCAGCTCAGCCAGGTCGGGTACCCGGTCTCCGTGCGGTTCCTGAGCGGCGGCGTCGTCGCGTTCTCCGACAACCTGGTGATGACCGTCAACCGCCAGGGGTCGTTCGTGCCCGTAATCGCGGAGCCTGGTCTCAGCCCGCTCAACAACGGACGCTGGGACCTCAGCGCCGCATAGTTCCTGGCCTTGAGGCGGAGTTCCCGCTCCGCGCCTCCTGTAGCCAGATGAGGGACGGCTGGAGCAGTCAGCGGCTGTAAGCCATACGTCCCGGCGAGCCGGGCCGGATCTCACGGATCTGGCCCGGCTTCGCTGCATACTGAGCCCATGCGCGTCACTGGTCTCTGGCAGGCGGTGCTGATATTCGCCGCCGCGATCGTCGGGTTCTGCGCGTTCTGGTACGCCTGCTTCGAGCTGTGCAGGCTGACCGGGTTCGAGTCGCAGGCCACCCCGCAGTACGGGTTCGCCTCCGGCATCGGCCCGATGATCCTGACCGGCCTGGGCATGGCGACCATCATCACCGGCATGTGGCACGGCCACAACTGCCACCAGCCGGGGTGCTTCCGGCTCGGGCGGCACCGGGTGGACGGCACGCCGTGGTGCAACGTCCACCACGCCCTGGCCAGGCCGGAGAAGCCGGTCAGCGAGCTGATCATCGACAACGGCATCATCCTGGACCAGATCCTGGACGTGCTGAAAGAACGGCTCCGGTGAGCCGCGATGACGTGGCGGGCAGCGCGCTGATCACGATCGTCGCGTGGGAGGGCATCGCCTGCTTCACCCCGCTGCCCAAGGTCACCGACCTGTCCCGGCGGCACCCGGTGATCGCCTACACCCTGGCCGGGGCCTGGCTGGCGCACGTGTTCTGGCGCGTCAAGCAAGTGATCGGGGAACTGGAAGCGTGCGACGAATGGCACTGAACAGGCACCATCACCGGGCGCTCATCCTGCTGGGCGTCACCGTGGTACTGGTCATCCTGATGGGGTACCTCATCGGCACTGCCACGCACGCCGGCCCGCTGCACGGCGTCTACTGCACGGCTGGCCTGGCGACCACGGACGGCTGCGATCTCGCGCTGCACGGGCGGCTCCAGTACCTGCTGGCCCTGGCGTCGATGATCCTGATGATCCCGCTCTGGTCGGCCGTATTCTCGTTCCTGACGGTGGCGCTCACCGCCAGCCACCTGGAAGGGTTTCACGTGAAACGGAGGGACGGCTGACTATGCCCTGGCCTGTTAGCGGGAAGCCGCGCTGCCACTGGAAGAACTGCGGTAACAACGAGATCGACGGCCTGGAGTACTGCGTCTTCCACGTGCCCGACGAGCTGCTGGAGGAAGCCGAGGAGATCGCGGGCGTCCGCCGCTGCCGTCACAACTTCGGCCAGGAGAACTGCTGCCGCCGCCAGGCAGTCCAGGGCGGCGACGTCTGCAACCAGCACGGGGCCAACGCGGGCAGCCTCACCCGCACGATCGCCACCAGGCGGGTGATCGACGGCAAGGTAGCCGACCGGCTGGGCGAGGTCATGGAGGTGCACGGCGACCGGCTGCTCAAGCCCCGGCCGATCGAGAACCCGTTCGATGAGCTGCTGTCCCTCCTGGCCGAGGTCAAGGAACTGAAGGACATTATGCGCCAGGAGGTGCATGACCTGATCGCCGCGCGGGCGATGCGCTACACCAACAAGAACGTCGGGGAGCAGCTCCGGGTCGAGATCCTGGTGTACGAACGGGCTGTCGAGCGGCTGATGAACGGGCTGGTGCAGGTCAGCAAGCTGCGCATCGAGGAACGCCTGGCCGGGATCCGCGAGGAGCAGCTTCGCATGCTGGAGCAGGCGCTGGACAAGGCGCTGGAAGCCTCCGGCGTCGGGCTGGACGGCAAGATGAACGCGCGGCGCACCTTCCGCGCCAATGTGCGCGTAATCCGGGGTGAGCTGACCGGGTGACCACGCTCTGGGACGACTTCGGGGACGTGCTCGACCGCGTTCCCGATGACCCGCGCCTGGCCTGGCGGGAGACGGCCCGGCCCGAGCAGCTGCTGCCCGAGCGCACCGGGGAGTGGCGGGTGTTCTACCTCCAGGGCGGGCGCGGCTCGGGCAAGACGAGGGCGGGCGCGCAGGGCCTGGCCGACCTGCTGATGGAGGACACCAGCGGCGAGGGCGAGTACGCGATCGTCGCCCCCACCTACGCGGACGCCTGGACCAAGTGCGTGGAGGGCGAGTCCGGGCTGCTGCGGGCGCTGGGCACGTCGATGGCCGAGGTCAAGGACCACCGGTCCAAGGTCGTCAAGTCGGCCTGGCGCACCTACGGCCAGGTGATCATGCACAGCGGCCTGGTTGTCTACGCCGACTCAGCGGCAGAGGGCGGGCTGCGGATCCAGGGCCGCAACCTGAACGCGGCCTGGTGCGACGAGGTGGGCCTATGGGACAAGTGGGACACCACCTGGAACGAGTCGCTGCGGTACGCGGTTCGCATGGGCGCGTCGGTCATCATCGCCACCGGCACCCCGAAGGCGTCTCGGCCGGCCAGGGCGCTGGTCCGCTCGCTGATCCGCAACGAGCCCGCCGAGGGCGGCGTGATCACGCGCAAGCTGCGCACGATAGACAACGTTGCCAACCTGTCCAGCGCGTTCTACCGGTCGGTGGTCGGCGCGGCCAAGGGCACCCGGCTGGAGCGCCAGGAGCTGGAGGGCGAGCTGCTGGAGGACGTGGCCAACGCCCTCTGGACGCGCGACCTGCTGGACGATATCCAGGTGCCGATGGTCGGCCAGGAGGGCGGGCCGCCCTGGCTTCAGCGCACCGTGATCGGCGTGGACCCCTCGGACGGCAAGGAAACCTCCGACGAGCAGGCGTACACGGTGGCCGGCATGTACCTCGGGTACCTCTACGTAGCCAAGAACTGGGGCGGCCAGGAAGCGCCGGCCGCGTTCGCCAAGCGAGTGGTGCTGGAGGCGGTCAGGTGGAACGCCAAGGTCGTGGTGGAGAAGAACCACGGCGGGGAGTGGCTGGTCACCGTGTTCCGCCAGGTCATCAAGGACCTGGTGAAGACCGGCGCGATCAGTGCCGGGCAGGTCCCGCCCGTGGAGAAGGTCTGGGCGAGCCGCAACCAGGGCAAGCGCACCCGCGCCGAGCCGGTCTCCGCGCTGTACGAGCGCGGCGTGGTGCGGCACTGCTATGACGGGCAGACCTACGAGATCACCGACCAGGAGACGCAGGCGAAGGTCTGGCACCGCGACGTCATCAAGATGGCCGAGCTGGAAGACCAGATGGCCACGTTCACGGGCGCGGCCGACGAGCGGTCCCCTGACCGGCTGGACAGCCTTGTCTGGGCCTGTCACTCGTTCCTCAACGCCACGTTCGAGGAGAACCCGGTGCGCGCCGGGGTGCGGCGCTGGGCTGCGGCCGAGGAGCTGGACGCGATCGGCACCTCCCCGTCGGCGGCGGTGCCGGCGCGGCGGCTGAAGGGCGCACACGGCGGGCTGCTCGATCACGCGGCCGGCGACTGGGACCTGGAGGGCTTCGCGCCGAAGGACAGCGACAACTTCCTCAACCCGCAGGACGGGGAGAGCGACGAGCACCCGCGTAATCCGCGTGCGGCAGTGCACGCCTGGCGGTAGCCTGGATCTAGTCGGCAGGCCCGTTCGCGGGCCTGCCACTATTCGATTCAGATTCAGGGAGTTGATCATGACATCACGCATCAGCCAGCTCATCTCCGTTGTCGGCGGGGTCAAGAGCGACACGGAAAACCAGCTCACCGAGATCCAGCGGGTCGTAACTCAGCCCGAGCTGCTCTCCGGTATCCAGAAGACGCACCGGCCGATCCTGGACGAGTCAGAGGGCGGGATCGTGCTGCCCCCGCAGTACCAGCATGTCCGGCTCACCGCCGAGACCGCCCTGAACGCGGCGGCGGTCCTGTTCAGGCGGTTCCTGGACGTCACGCTCACGCTCGACACGGCCAACGCCGGGGCCAGGGCGGACGTCAAGGTGGACGGCAAGGTGCTCCTGCACCAGGTGCCCAACGGCCACCTGATCTTCCTGGAGCGCGAGCTGGCCCGCCTGGGCGTTTTCGTGGACTCCATCCCGGTGCACGACCCGGCGTTCCGGTGGAGCAACGAGGGAACCGAGCCGGGCGAGTGGAAGACCGAGCCGGTGCAGACGGCCAAGGCGGACAAGGGGTACGTCAACCACACTGTCGTTGAGGCGAAGGTCATCGACGGCCACCTGGTCAGCCCGGTGGTCAACGTGCTGCCCAAGGACGAGGTGACCGGGTTCTGGACCACGGTCAAGTTCTCCGGCGCGCTGGAGCCCCGGCGCAAGCGCCAGCTGCTCGACCGCATCACCCAGCTCCGCGAGGCGGTCAAGTACGCGCGTGAGGAAGCCAACTCCGCCGTGGTGGAGGACCTGCACGAGGGCGAGACGATTTTCAACTGGCTGCTGCGCCCGTAGCGGCGGGTAAGCTGGATCCACGGGCGCAGGCTCGGCATCAGACAAGTGCGTCAGCCCGTGGATTCAGCCTTACCGCTCGCAGACTCAGCATCAGATATCTCGCCCGCTGCCGGACAGGCACGGTTCGGGAGGCCCTGGTTCAATCCCAGGGGACGCCGCCACGTGGCGTCCTAGCTCAGTGGCAGAGCGCCTTGACCATGACTGACCTGACTCCGGGTACCAGCGAGCAACCAACTTGTCTAGCTTGCTCTTGGCTGAGCAACGCTCTTATACAGCGTGTTGCGGGGTTCGATTCCCCCACAGACAACGCCCCCCGGTCTAGGCTAAGACCGGGGGGCACCACGCTTTTTTACAGGGAGATGATCATGCCCGGCCCGCTGAACTACACCACGACGATCGACCCGAGCAAGTCGGCTACCGAGTGCATGGGCATGCTGGCCGGTGCCGGGGCGCGGAAGATCTCGATCGACATGGAGAGCAAGATCCCGGTCGGCCTGTCGTTCGTGATCAAGACCCGCTGGGGTGACCGCGCGTTCGACATGCCCGCCAACATCGAGGGCACGTACCAGGCGCTGGTGCGGGCGCGGAGGAACGGCGGCATCCCGCCGAAGTACGTGACCCGAGAGCAGGCGGCGCGGGTCACCTGGCGGGTGCTCAAGGACTGGCTTGAGGTGCAGATCGCGATGATCGAGGCCGGGCTGGCTGACATCGAGCAGATCATGCTGCCGTACGTGCTGGTCGAGCCGGGCAAGACGCTGTACGCGGTGTACGGCGAGCAGCAGCCTGCACTGGAGGCAGGCAGCTCGTAGCCGGGTTGGTCCCACCACTGCCTGCCTGCCTGCCGTACCATCGCCACCAGGAGGTGCGCGGTGGCGACTGGCAAGGGATTCAAGATCCCCGGCGGCGGCAACGTCGTAGAGTTCCCCGACATAGCGCCTCAAGGCTCCAAGCCGTACGGCGGCCGGTCAGCCCTGATGGGCAGGGAGATCGGCACCCAGTTCGACTGGGGCCAGCGCCTGTTCGCCTACTACGGCGAGGGCGACGTGTTCGACTACGGCGAGTGGGGCGCGCGGGACATGAAGGTCATGTTCTCCCGCGACGGCATCTGCAACGCGGTCAAGCTGGTGCTCACCCTGCCGATCCGCGAGGCCGACTGGTCGGTCGAGCCGGCCAAGGGCGACAAGGGCGAGGCCGAGTTCATCAACTCGGTGCTGATGACCCCGGACACCGAGGGCGGCATGAAGACGCCCTGGCACGAGCTGGTCGGCCAGGTCACCACGGCGCAGATCTTCCGCCGCTCGTTTTTCGAGAAGGTCTTCAAGGTCCGCGACGACGACAGCAAGATCATCTACGACAAGATCGCCTACCGGCCGCCGGCCACCTGCCAGGCCCGGTACAACGACCGCAGCGGGGAGCAGAACGGGTTCCGCCAGCAGGTGTGGCTGTTCGGCGGCAACCTGATGCTGACCAAGAACCAGAAGGTCCCCGGCTACGTGGACATCCCCCGTGTCCGCAGCTATGTCTACACGCACGGCAAGGACACCGAGCCGCTGACCGGCACCTCGGAGATGGAGGTCTCCTACTGGTGCTACCAGACCAAGATGAAGCTGCTGTACCTCTGGTACCACTTCCTGGAGAACCAGGCGCTGCCGCGCACCGTGGTCTACGGCAACGACCAGAACGAGGCCAACTCCCGCGCCGACAACATCGCGGCGCTCAAGTCCTCGGGCGTTGTCGGCCTGGAGCGCCCGCCGGACAACGGCAAGACGTTCGAGGTGCTGGAATCCCACGGTGACAACGGCAAGTTCTTCCTGGACGCCCTCGGGTTCCTGGAGGGCTGGCAGACGCACAGCGTGCTGGCCGGGTTCATGGCGCTCACCGGCTCGGCAACCGGCGGCAAGGGCAGCTACGCCCTGTCCCAGGACCAGAGCAGCTTCTACCTCAAGTCCCGCCAGGCCGTGGCCAAGGAAATCGCGGAGTCGTTCTCCTACGACGTGATCCGCCCGCTGGTCATCCTCAACTACGGGTCCAAGGCCGCGTTCCCCAAGGCCAAGTGCGGGCCGCTCCAGGACGAGCAGATCCAGGCGCTGCTGACGATGTTCCAGACGCTGGCCGCAGCCCCGGTGCTGCACGTGCCGCTGCCGGTGTTCGACCTGATCACCGAGCGGATGGCGACGATCCTCCAGCTTGACGTCGATCAGGTGCACAACGCGCTGATCTCCACGGCCAGCCAGCGGTCAGAGCAGCTCGCCGGCAACCCGCCCCCTGGCATGCCGCCGGAGGCCGCTGCCGGCCTGGGTCAGCTCCAGGGCCTGACGCACGCGGCGTTCGGCATCGCCCAGGGCGCTGCGGCACAGCAGGGCGGCGGCGGGCTCCGGCCGCCTCCCCCGCCGGGCGCGCAGGCCGGGATGCCGCCCGCTGTCGGATCTTCGGCACCGCCGTCAAAGCCGCCGATGGTGCCGCCTCCGGGGCGGATGGGGTGATATGTCTGCGGGTGACATGCTCGCGCTGTTCGGCCCGTGGATCGGGGGAGCAGGCGGGGGCACCGCGATTGTGTTCTGCGTGCTGTTCATCACCGGGTCGATCTACTCGAAAAGTTCATATCAGGAGATGAAGGCCGACCGCGATGACTGGAAAAGGATCGCGGAGCTGGAGAGAGCGAGGGGTGACGCGGGGGTAGTCACCGGCCAGATCGTCAGGGACGTAATGCTCGGTCTCCGCAAGGAGCTGGAGTGAATGAGGTTTTTCTGGAGGCGCAGGGCAGTGACAGCGACATCAGTAGACCGCGCGGAAACACAGCGAGAACTGCTTGCCGCTGAGCAGCGTCTTGAACATGCCCAGGAGCACGTCATCATCCCGCTTGCGGAGATGCGCCAGGAGAACCACATCGCACCGCGCCTGAACATGCTGATCAGCCGCAAGGCACGAGAACTAAGGGATGACGGGGGATGACACAGCTCCAGTTCCTTCGGGAGTGGTCTGTCTATGCGATCGGCGTGACGTTCTGGGTCTGCTTCACCTGGCCCGCCGTCGTGCGCCTGTTCTGGCCCTGGCACATGAGCATGTGGGGCTGGAACATGGCCATCAAGACTGAGCTGCTTGCCCTGGCCCTGCTGGCGGGCGTCCTGCGCACCGAGTTCGGCATCGAGCCCGGTCTCGGTCTTGAGTGGGTCGAGGTGGCCGCCGTCACCCTGATCCCGCTCGTCATCTGCTGGCGTACCTGGCTCATCTACCGGGACCAGCGGGCCGGGGTAAGCCAGTCATCCGCCGCAGAGCGCGAGCGTGACAAGGCAGGGGACGGTTGATGTGCAGCCCACCCCGGTATGGCTGGAAGCCGCCTCAACATTCACGTGGTGGATCAGTTTCGTCTTTCCCCTGGTCACGGCGCTGTTCTGGCCGTGGTGGCAAAGCGACTGGGGCCGCAACATCGTCTTGTTCGACGCCTGTATCTGCGTGTCGCTGCTGCCTGCCCCGCTGCACGCCATATTCGGCCTGCCGTACGGGACGTTCCTGGCCTGGTTCCAGATCGCAGCCGTCTTCGGGACCGGCGCGGTGCTGGCCTGGCGGGCGGTCATGATCTGGCGCACCCAGCGCAGCGGGGCCGGGAGATGACCACCCCGCAGCAGCCGCCCCCGCAGCAGGACCCGGCGCAGGACACCGCCCTGGCAATTGCCGTCGGCACAGTCCTGGTGACCGCGACGTCGGCCGCCCTGGCGATCGGGCCGCTGACGGCGCTCATCTCCTACGCGAAGATCCCGCGCGCTGCAATGGGCGCGGCGCTGGAGATCGTGATGGGCAACCCGCCCGGCACCACCGGGTCCTACGGCCCGGCCACGATGGCGATGGAACGGCAGAATCTCCAGCGCCGGGCGGCTTTCGTTGTTGCCGCAGCACGGAGGATCGGATCCGATATCGTGGCGGCGCACAGCCAGGGCCGGTCGGCAGCCAACGCCCTGGCTGTGTCTATCTCCCGCGAGCGCCGGTTCTACGCCCAGCACCTGCTGGCCTCCTGGCAGCGCAGCCGCGCCGGGGCGCAAGTGGACGGCGAGGCGATGAGCCGGGGCCTGCTGCTCGGCTGGCACACGGTGCGCGACACGCGAACCAGCGCGGAATGCAGGCAGGCAGACGGCAGGAACTTCTACGCTGACCACATGCCGGCGATCGGGTACCCAGGATCAGTGCACCCGCACTGCCGGTGCCGGGCGGGCGCTCCCTTCCCCGGTGCCCGCCTGCTGCCCAGCTACGGCATACCGACCACGGGGCGATACCGGAAGGCGGCCTGATGTCCGGCTACACGATGACGCAGGCAGAGGTGCTGAACGCCCTGACTGCGCCGGTCACCAAGAACACGTACACGACCCAGGCCGTCATGTCCGCGCCGCCCGCGACCCAGGACGTGCTCACGGTCAGGGGCGGGTACTGGCAGGGCGGAGCCGGCGGCCTGGGACGCCCGCTATGGGTGCACGGCGAGGGCACGATCGCCAATACTACGGCGGCCACCTTCCAGATGGTGCTCGGCTGGGATCCGACGCCGGGCACGCTGGGCACCACCCTGGCCACCCCCTGGCCGACGCTGGCCCCGACCGCCGCGACGACCTGCCTCTGGTTCCTGGACGCCTGGTTCACCCCGACGCAGATCGGCGCGCTGAACGGCCTGTCTATCCAGGTCAACGGCAGGCTCCAGATGTCCGTCGTCGCGACCGGCGTGCTCAGCACGGCGGCGCAGACGGTTCAGTTCCAGTCTGCTGTGACCGGGCTGAACCCGGCCAACCCGGCAGCCATCGAACTATGGGGCACCTGGTCTGCCAGCAGCGCGAGCAACACCACGACATTGCAGCAGTTCGCCCTGTTCGGCCTGAACTGATCCTGGCTGCTGTGCCGTAACCGGGAGGTGAGCCAGGCGTGGCCGTAGCGTTCGATGCGGTAGGCCCGTCTGGCGGTGCTGGTACCAACAGCTCTACCACCCCGCTGACGTGGACGCATGTGTGCGGCGCGTCCGCGACCGCAATCATCGTCGATGTCATCTACTCCACCGGCTCGCACACGGTG